GTGGACGCTCCCGACGTGGAACCATAAACTTCAATGGTGGCATTCGGCGAAACAAAGCGTGTGGCACATTTGGGAGAAATACTATGACTCTCAACCAATTTTGCGCCCATATGTGTCTCTGGCAAAGGAACAGCGCTCAAAGAAATGTTGACCCCTGGTATCTCTGCTAGTAGCCTCTCGGCACTTCTATAAGAACTAGCGAATAAACTGGCAGCACCCCCCACTCGGTCAGCTCCACACAAGTGAAAGCCAACCAAGCAAGAGCCTCTCCCAGCACTGATAAGTGGGGACATACACATTCCTGGCTTTGTGACAAATGGTAGCTCATAATGGACACCCAGCATGTCAGAACATTTGGTGTGACTAACCTTCTCACCAGGGAAAATACATTTTGTGGGATAAACTTCATGTGTACCATCCTTTTGTTTCAACAGAAAAAGAGCTTCACCAGTACACGTACCATCTCGTATCAAATATTGAGAAAGATCTTTAAATAAACCGCCACTAGGACACCAAACAAGGGCAAAATCTATGTTGGGTATTCTAACGGCATAGGTCTCGGATATCGTGACACGAAAGTTTGGTGTAGTGGTGTTAATTGGTGCACGGAAAACATTTGCAACAAATTCTCCCTGTTCCCAGCACTTCTCACAAAAATGCCATGGCAAAACTAAAACGTTAGAGCGCACAAAAAATCCACGCGTAAACTGTTTACCTGTTTCCAAGTAGACCGTATTCCGCGCCACAACTTCAGCTAAGTCTCTCCCTATCGTGGTCTTGCTCTCACTCGACATTACAGGATCACTCACAACTAACTGTGACCATGGATTTGTTTCAGATGAACGGTCTGTAATGTCCTTCTCACTGCTAGGACACAAGTTACCTTGAGGCTTGAGCACTTCGCGCCATTTAAAATAATTTCGGCACATACGATACACACAAAAACCAATTATGGACCCTGCAAAACACGCAACAGCTCTACTGCGGGCTACTTTAACATACGCAACATAAGTCGCGTTACGCCTCAGCAGCAAATCATTGCGAATATGTTCCCGCTCAAAGTACGCTAGCCACGCTCCAATAAGTAACATGGAAGACAGACAGAACAGTACTCCGAAGAAACCGAAAAAACTATAAACACCGGTTAGCACATAAATACAAGAAAATTGCCAAGCATAAAAGGTCAGTTGTGATCTGAAAATTGCTAATCGGAAAAAATTTTGTATATAACTTACAAGTGAAGTGTCAATCATCCAATAAGGACAAACGAGTGGAACAAAATCTATCAAGCGCGAATCGAATAAGATGTCACGCTCGACCAAAAGTTCGACACCCAGACGGTCCAATCTCTCTCGGTTAAGTCTGCGTGCATACAACAATAATTGACGCACGAGTGAAGATCTCCCTGCACTTTGCAACGCAATAGCAGTTACGGCACGAACAGTCGACACAGCATCCGTCACACCCAAGTGTGGTGTAAAACATTTACACGGGGCTTTCTTGCACTTTTGACAAGACCAAGTGATCATTCTGGCCAAGGCTTTCCTGTCCATATAATCAATAGGTTCATCATCGGATACAGGATTAACGAACTCATCCTCTTCCTGCTCAGCAAAAGCATCCAACACTGTTTCAACCTCAAGCGGTATGCTAGTGACTGTGCAACGTGACTTACTTGTATTCGTGCACACTGAGGCATCTTCTTCCAGAGGGGGACAATGGCAGTAGCACATACCACACTGCGTACAAATATCAACAGGCTTTCCAGTTGTCATTGTGGCCACCATCTGCTTCTGAAATTCGTAATGCTCCTTCGAAGCTAGCTGAGCCCACTGCAAATACTGACGTACACTCACATTGTACATTTCTCTACCTTCGTAATGCAATAAACGCAATTCATAATGGTTCTTGTCAGCGTTATTAGCAAGCTCAGGACCAACGTAACAATAATAAATGGAAATTTTCCATATGTCGGGACACTTTTCAAAACCAAAAGCTGCAGAAACTTTTTTACTGTCCAAGCGACCACCAGTTTTATATTCATCCATGACATCAACATTTACGTGGTATAACCGGCGTAAAACTGATTCCGGTTTCTGACTATAAGTTTCAGCCAGCAAATACCTCTTATTTGTGGTCACAGTGACTAACCATGGTCGTAAGGCAACCTTTCCCTTCATCGCAACATCAGCCATAGGGGCTAAAAACAGAGCATTATTTATTGTCTGTATGAGGCGATAGACAGGAGAAGTATCAGTAAACTGCGGAGAGGTGTTACCGAAATCATCGAAAATAATAACGTTAGTGGAAGACCTAATATTAGAAGCATATTTGTCATTATCTGCCCAAATAGCAACCCTGTCCTCGCTAATGTCAAAACCGTTGTACGTTCCAATGGCCTCATATGTAAGCTTATTCAAAGAACTCTTCCCAACACCAGTATTACCATACAGTGAAATCGCAAAAGGGGCTAGTCGAAACCCTCCTCTAGTGCGCATTTGGTTGAATTCTGTTCTCCAAGCTCGCATTCTCTCCAAACGGTCCATGATAAATTTACGCTCGGGTGTCATGCGCTTACTGCGGTTTACAATGGCATCACCACTCGCAATAGTCGTGTCCACCAATTGCTCATAATCGTTGTCTGTCATTGAAGTGTACTCTCCAAGATTACCTGTTATAGCGTACCCATGTAAATCACGAACTTTATCATATTTTAACTCGAATTCACGAGTTGTAACATCTAACATGAAAAAGGCTTTAGGGTTTCTACTCTGGAATGCAGCATATCCTCCTTCAACG